ATCTTTCCTAAGTATGGAAATAATGGACAGCTTATTGGACACGAATACCCGTTTAAGGGAGTTCGTCATGAAGCAGATTTGATATGGATAAACGACAATGACTATCTGACAGAAGTGGAAATTAAGACAAGTTATAGCGACTTTTTAGCAGATTTCAAAAAGAAAGAAAAACACCTGACAAAATATACACGAGCTGTCTACTATGCATTTCCGTGGGATATGTACAAAGAAAATGAGGAGAAAATCAAAAAGGTGCTGGTCGAAAAATTCCCAGAAGCAGGAGTAATTATTATTGGGATGGGTGGACTTGTAGTAAGTGTGATAAAGAATGTTGAATATTTTAATGCCGAAAAAATCCCAATTGACGTAAAAATCGGGCTAATGAGAATCGGATGTCAGAAATGGTGGAGGAGAAAATGAGACAGGATAAAGAAGAATGGGTAGTAGGACTTGATGAAGATCATTTTAACTGTGACGATACATATCCGAGCAAAGAAGAGGCAATAAAAGCGGGGCAGGAAGAACTCATGAATGCTGAACCGTATAATCCCGAATCTTATACAAGTTATTCAGAGGTTTTTCATGATGATATTGACAATGATGTTATATGCTTCTTTGTCGGTCGGATAGCAAGTCCGTGTCCAAAGGTGTATGCAGATGATATCATTCAAGATTTAACGGATAGGGCATATGCGATTTATGGGGAATATGCAGAAGGTTTTCTTGAGGGTGTCGATAATGATGAGAAAGAAAAACTTGAATGCGCAGTCAATAATGTTATTCAGAGCTGGATTGATAAACACGGTTTAAATATCAATGCGTTTTTAGTTGAAAATGTGGAACAGGTGAAAGTATGAAAACACTAAAAGAAGAAGTAATTGAATTACTGATGAAAAGAATCGGCGTTGTGGAAAATGAAGAATTTGAAGCTCAATTTGCACATGAAGAATGCCAGGTCAATAAGTTTTGTAACGGAGAACTGCTTACAAAATTCAGTAAAGAATGGCGTGATGATTCAAAATGGGTGGTTTTTGTAAAATATTTCGATATTTATGAATTTAAAGTAATTCCATTCAAGCCGAAAATCGGAGATAAATATTGGTGGGTAGAAGTTGACGGTAAAGTATGTAGTGACATATCTGAACGAGGTTGTACGTTTGACTGCATGGCAATGGCAATAGGAAACTGCTTTAGAACAAAAGAATCGGCGGAAGCACACAAAGAAGAGATTTTAAAAATCCTGAAAGGAGAAGGTCATGAATGAACCAATAATAAATCCATGGATATTCTATGCGGCTGATGTAATAGGCAGTATTAATTTAGTTATTAATGGTTTGGTGTGGATTTTGTGTATAGCTACTGCGATTGCATTTTGCGACTATATGTCGAATAGAAGTCCGTATAAAGAAGCCGAAACTATTCAAAACCGGAAAACATTTCATTCGTTATTAAAAATATTTATCGTTGTCACAATATTAAATATTATAATCCCGGCACGAGACACTTTCTACAAAATGACTGTTACAAACTATATAACACCTGCGAATATAGATAAAGCAAGTGATATCGTAGATAAGATAACAGATAAGATTATTGAAAAAATAAACAAGAGGGATAAATGATAAAAGACTTTAAAACCGGGCAGGAATATCTCCAAGCGATATATAATCAACACCGGCGGTACTTATCGGTGCAGAGGGAGCTTGCGGAATGTAAAGCACATATTTATCAAATAAAAGGGCAGAGATATGAAAAAGACAAGGTTTCCGGCGGAATACAGCCCGACCTATCAGACAGAGTAATACTCGTAGAAAAATACAAAGAAATGGTTGAGCAAGAACATGAAGAGCTCATTATCATGAGGATAGAAGCACGAAGACTGATAGACATGATAAAAAACGATGACGAAAAAACGATACTGCGGGAATGGTATTTAAATCACAGGTCATATAGAGCAATATCAAGAACAATCCGCATAAGCAGGAACAATATTACAAAAACAAAAGAAGCGGCAGAAGTAAGCTTTGAGATAGTATTTCAAAGACTGAAAAGAAAGATATATACTGGCAATAAATAAAAAAAGAAATCCATCGAAAGGTGGATTTTTTAATAAAAAAATATAAAAACGCTTGACAATACATAAGAAAAGATGTATAATAAATACAGAAAGGAGGTGAGAATGCGGATATGAATAATAAAATAAGCCTTGTAACAGCAATAATCAATTTGATAACAGCGATTATATTGCTTTACAAGGCTCAATGACCGAAGAGGGTGGAACACCCACCCTCCACCCTCTGGGTGGTTCATTCATAATATATCATATTCGCAAAAGCTATGCAAAAATTAACATTATGGATTTCTGTTATAGCATTGCTTGTTTCGTTAATGGCATTAGCAAAGGCGGCTGGGATGTAATGAAATTAATTGAAAAGGTTATGACAACAGCGGAAGCGGCAGAGTTGTGGAACATATCTGTTGTGACAATCAAACAGGCATGCTCTGGGCAAAGAGGATATCCGCCGCGGTTTACAAGTGAAGAGTGCCGCAAGTCGGGGCACATCTGGCTTGTAACCAGGGCGGGAATGGAACGAGTTTACGGCAAGATTTAATCAAAATATAATAAAAAAATGCCAAAAAAGCCAAAAAGACCAAAAAAGACAGAACAAGGTATGATAAGATTAAGATGCGAAAATTGAATAGAAGAACTGCAAAGCCATGTAGCCGCTCAGAAATGGGCGGCTTTTGCATTTACTATGCTTTCCGGCGGTACTGACTGCTTGAAAGGAGAGATATGAGAAGAGCATTGCGAGAATGCGGACATCCCGGATGCCACGCATTAACAAGAGAAACCTATTGTGATAAGCATAAACAATTGCACATAAGAAATCAGAAAGAGTTTGAACGGGAGTCACCATCGAAACGAGGATACAATTACAAGTGGACGAAAGCGCGCAAGGCTTTTTTGGCACAGCATCCGTTCTGTGAATGTCCAGCGTGTAAAGTATCAAGGCATCCGCTGCCGGCTAATGTCGTTGACCACATCGTCCCACACAGAGGCGATCAGGATTTGTTTTGGGATGAAAGTAACTGGCAGGCAATGAACAAGAGATGCCACGACAAGAAAACAGCGAGAGAAAACGGCGGATTCGGGAATAAAATTAAAGCTTGACAGACCACCCCCGGGTCAAAAATGTTTTGACCAGCGACGACAGTACCGTGCGCCTCCTCTTTTGTGAAAAAAGTTCGGGAAATGGACCTTACATTAAACTCATGCGATGAAATGTCATTTATGCGCAAACAGCAACATTAAAAAGAAAGGAGGGATAACATGGCTGGGCGTCCGGCAAAACCTATTGATTTGCATATAGTTTCAGGCAATCCGAGTCACCTGACGAAAGCGGAAATTGCACACAGAAAAAAATCAGAAATACATCTGGGCGAGCAGAAATTAGTATGCCCGGCTTATGTAAAAACGAATAAAGAAGCATACAAAAAATGGAAAGAAATCAAGAAACTTTACACCGGTTTCAAGTTCGTTTCTTCGGCAGACATCGGAATGATTTCAAGATACTGTATGGCGTTTGCGCAGTACATAGATTTGATAGAACGCCGAGACATGATCGCCCGAATAGAATTAACCGGTGAAGAAACGACGGCAACGCAGGAAATTCTTGAAGTAGAGTACAGTCAACGCAAGGCCGCCAAACTCTATGAAAAAATAGAGTATATCTTATCTACCGGCGGCATAATGGCGATGGATAAAGCAATTAACGCGAAAATGGCAGCATTGGTACAAATGGAAGATAGATTGTTCTTATCTCCGCTTGCAAAAGTAAAAAATGTACTGAAAGAACCAGAAAAGAAAGATGAAGACCCACTAAGCAAAAGGGGTTTTGATGTATGACGCTGAAACAAGAGCTGATCAGGTACAGCAAGAAATGCATAAAAGACAAAACGCATATATGCCAAAAACACAGGTGGGCATGTATGCGTTTTTTGCGGGATGTAGAAAAAGAAGGTACAAAGAAATTTCCGTATGTTTTTGATGAAAAAAGAGCAGAGAGATTCTTTGCATGGGCCGCGATGCATAAGCATACAAAAGGAATCTTAGCTGGGCAGCCCATTATTTTTGAGCCTATCCGGCGGTTTATTTTCGGAAATATCTACGGATGGGTCAATAAAGATACGGGGCTCCGGCGTTTTAAAAAAGCCTATTGGCAGGTTGGGAGGAAAAATGCGAAATCACAATCACTCGCCATAGTCGGTGACTATGAAATGATGGCAATGGGAGAGCCGATGTCAGAAGTCTACATCGGGGCTACGAAAAGCATCCAGTCTAAAATCATCTACAATGAGATCTTGGCAATGCTTAGGCGATGGCCGGAGATGAAAGGAAAGTGGAAAGAAAGTTATGGTACCATCCGACATCTGAAAAGTGATTCGATTATCCGGGCGCTGTCAAAAGATGACGGAAAGACCGGGGACGGTCTCAATCCGCAGTGCGGTCTGATTGACGAGTATCACGCGCATCCGACGTCCGAAATATTAGATGTCATAGACACCGGTATGATGGCCAGAAAACAGCCGTTGCTGTTTATCATCACTACCGCCGGGACAAACTTCGGGGGACCGTGTTACAGAGTGGAATATCCACTGGTAGAAAAGATCCTTAATCCGGACATTGATTATGACGTACCGGATTATTTCTGTATGGTCAATGAGCTGGACAAAGATAAAGAAGGAAACCTAATTGATGATGTCAAAGATGAAAAATGCTGGATAAAAGCAAACCCGATCGTGGCGACGTATCCGGAAGGTATTGCAAATATAAGGAGCGCGTTGAAAGTGGCAGTTGAGACACCGGAAAAAATGTCATCATTTCTCACAAAAAACATGAATATCTGGAACCAGCAGTCCGGAGCTTCGTATATGGATATGGGGAAATGGAACACTCGGGGACGGATAGAAAGCTACGACTTGTATGGATTGGACGCCTATGTCGGGATGGACTTATCAAGCAAAGTCGATTTGACATCAATCGGGCTGGTTATTCCGGTCAAAGAAGATGGCGGGACGAAGTACATTGTCATCGGTCACAGTTTTATTCCAGAAGAAACGCTGCAGCGAAAAATAAAAACAGACAGAGTACCGTACGACTACTATGCCCGCGGTAGCTGGCTGACGGTCAATCCGGGAGAGGTAGTCGATTATCGCTACATGACAAAATGGATGATAGAAACTGCGGCAGAGCTGGGACTGAACATTAAAGAAATCTGCTATGACCCGTACAATGCAACTTATTATGCGCAGGAACTTGAAAAACTGGAGTATACATGCGTAGAAGTCCGGCAGGGCATGATGACACTATCCGAACCGACAAAATCATTTAGAGAAAATGCGTATCAGGGAAACATTTTACATTTTGAAAATCCGCTACTCGATTGGGCGATCAGTAACGCGGTCACGAAAAAAGACCAGAACGAAAATATCATGCTTGACAAAGAAAAATCAACAAACAGAATTGACCCGATAGCGTCGGTAATCAATGCGTTTACACGTGCGCGGATTATCGAAGAAGATGATATGAGTGATTACATTTTGAGTGATGATTTCAGTCTATAAGGAGGACATGTGAAAAAGATATTGTATGTGATTGACGATATTTTTCTGTTCGTCGGGTGCATTCTGATGATTGCCGGCGGCGTATTGATATCTCCCGTAGTCGCAGTATATACCGCGGCTATAGAGTGTCTGCTTTTGGCGTTTATCTTTGCAAAAGCACAGAAAGGCGGTGGTAAATAATGCTTTTAAGACAGCTTTTTTCAAACCCGACGGATTCAGGTACACTGCTTAGCCCCGCGGATTGGCTCATATCCGCTATTAACGGCGACGGCGTAACGGCAGCAACTGCAAGTAAAAACAGTAACATTTATACGTGCGTTAATATTTTGGCTGACGATATCGGTAAACTGCCGATTCACACATTCAGAACCGGCGGGAAAAAGACGGAAGGGATGAAACATCCCGTCGCTAAACTGCTGTATAAACGGCCGAACCCGCTCATGACACCGCTTGCGTTTAAGCGAACGCTGCAATACCATATGGGGTTTTATGGAAATGCCATTGCATATATTGAGTGGGGGACTGACGGCTATCCGAAATCGTTATGGCCGCTTGACCCGACGAAAACGACAATCCGATTAAACGTGGTATCGGGGGCACTGACATATACGACAAGCGATGCCAAAGGGGCAATGTATCATCTGCAGCCGCACGATGTCTTGCATTTTTACGAAATGTCAAAAGACGGGCTTATCGGTGTGCCGAAATGGCGGACATTGATTGACGAGCTGGACAGCCAGAACGCAATCAAGAAATTTCAGAGTCAGTTCTACAAGAATGGAACACTGACGCACGGAGTATTGCAGGCGGCATCGAAAATCAATCCGGAAGCGAAAAAGAAACTCCGACAGGAATGGGAAAAAATCAACGGCGGTATAGATAATGCCGGACGAATAGCAGTTCTCGACTTGGGAATGGAGTATAAGTCGCTGGGTATGCAGCTTGATCAGGCGCAGTTCATTGAAACACAGAAATTCGGGATTAACGAAGTTGCAAAGGTGTACAGAATACCGCCGCATAAACTGGCACAGCTGGACCGCGCGACGTACGCTAACGCCGAAGCAATGAGCCTTGACTACATAAAAACAACGCTTCTTCCGATATTTACGTCGTGGGAACAGGAAATTAACTATAAACTGTTCACCGAACCAGAAAGAGAAAACTATTATGTGAAATTCAACGCCGCGGCTGAACTCAGAGGCGACAGTAAAGCAAGGGCCGAATACTACAAAGACATGCTCTATGCTGGCATTTATACGCTTAATGAGATCCGTGACATGGAAGAAATGGAATGTATAGGCGACGTTGGTGATATTCATCTTGCATCGCTGAATTATACAGATATTACCGTTCTGAAAGATTTACAGCTTGCGAAAGCAAAGAACGGAACACTGAAAGGAGGTGATGATAATGGGGAAAAGGGAAAGAAGAATCAATCAGACGCAGTTTGAGATTAGGACGCTGGAAGACGGTAAAACTGTCATTTTAGAGGGGTATGCCCTCAAGTTCGGAAAACGGTCAGAGGATTTCGGAGGAGTTGATGAAATCTTAGAGCGCGGGTGCCTGGACAAAACGGACATGTCTAACGTTGTAGCGCTGATTAATCACGATCCGAACTATCCGCTGGCAAGAAATACCGTACGCGAAGGACCCGGGCATCTAAGTCTGTCAGTAGACGACACCGGGCTGCGGTTCAGCTTGATTCCGACGGATACAGCCTATGCTAAGGACTTAATGACGAACATGGCAGCCGGCGTTGTCAATCAGTGTTCTTTTGCATTCACGTTGGCGGAAAGCGGCGCAGACTGGTCATATGAAAGCGAGAAAGACATGTACCATCGGGCAGTCAAGCATATCGAAAGGCTATGGGATGTGTCAATCGTCACGACGCCGGCATACCCGGACACCGAAGCGCAGGCTGTACAGCGGTCAATGCAGGAATCAAAAGAAGCGTATGTTAATTCTTTACGGGAAGAACAGGAAAATATCAGAAAACGGAAGCTCGATATAGAGCTGGAATTGTTAAATCAATAATTGCCGCCGAACGGCGGCTTTTTAAGTGGGGGAAGAAGAAATGACAGAAAAAGAAAGAGAATTGCGCCAGAGAATGGCGAAAGTAACCGAAGAAATCCGTACGTTGATGGCAGATAAAAAACTTGACGAAGCGGAAAGTAAAACAGCTGAACTGAGAGAACTCAAGCGGCAGCTGGAGATTGAACAAACGCTGGCAGATGTTCCGGCAACGGTTCCACCGGCGGCACGCGCGGCTGAAATCACCGACGAAGAAAAAAGAGATCTCATGTTCAGTGGGCTTGTGAAAGAGATTAAGCGCCAGATGCCGACGGACGCGGAATCTGAAGTACTGAAAGAAGCCAGAGCTGGCATGAAAGCGGGAGTTGACGCAGACGGCGGGCTTATCGTTCCGCAGGACATCTCAACTAAAATCAACGAACTCAAGAGAGCGTTGAATCCGCTGGACCAGCTTGTCACGATTACACCTACGACTACTATGACAGGGTCTCGCGTCATGGAAAAATGGGCAGAAATGACGCCGCTTGAAAGCGTTGATGAAATGGCAACAATCAAAGAAATCGACGGTCCGAAATTTGAAAAAATCGCATACGCGATCAAAAAATATGCAGGCATTCTTCCGATTTCAAAAGAGATGTTGTCTGACACAGACCAGAATCTCATTTCTTATGTGAGTGCGTGGTTTGCTAAGAAAGATGTGGTCACAAGAAATAGCCTGATCATTGCAATCATGAAAACACTGGCAAAGAAGCCCGTTGCTAATGTAGACAGCTTGAAAGATATTCTGAATGTGGATCTTGACCCGGCGATTTCTTTGGGGTCCGGCATTGTTACCAATCAGGACGGATTTAACTTCTTAGACAAGTTGAAAGACTCCGAAGGGCGTTACCTGCTTCAGCCGAATCCGCTCAATCCGACGCAAAAACTGCTGTTTGCCCATCCGGTTACCGTTGTCAGCAACAAGTACTTGCCGACTGTGACATCCCCAAAGAAAGTTGCGCCGATTATTGTCGGGTCTCTGGCGGATGCAATCGTACTCTTTGACCGCCAGCTTATTACACTCGAAGGCACGGGTATCGGCGGGAACTCATTTATTCGCGATTCTTACGACATTAAAGCAATTACAAGGCTTGACGTTAAAGCGTTTGACAGCGCCGCAGCCGTATACGGCGAGCTAACGCTTGCATAAGAAGGAGGTATTATGAGCATTCTGGATGGCGTTAAAGCGTATCTCCGAGTTGACGGAAACCAAGAAGACGAGGTCATCCGGACACTCATCGATACCGCTAAAACGTTTATTTTGCAGGGGACGGGCGTCGAAGTCAAAGAGACTGACGCCCAATCTATACTTTGTATGCATATGATCGTAGGGTACTGGTACGAAAACAGAAACGCAGTAGGACAGGGGGCAGAATTACCGTTCACAATTACTGCACAACTACTGCAATTAGAAACGAGAGGTGAATGACATGCTGATAAAAGCACTGGAGAAAATTATTATAAACGGAACAATCGTTGATGTCGGCGAGACGTACGACGGAACAGCGGAAGAATTAACTGCCTACATTTCCGGCGGATATGTAGAAGTACTTGAACAGGATGAAGACGCGGAAGATGATTCTGCGGACAATCAGAATGAAGAAGTAGATCAGGAAGTAGATCAGGAAGATGAAGAGCCGGAGGAAACACCAAAGGAAAAACCAAAGACAACGAGAAAGACTGTCAGGCGCACGAAGAAAACCGGAGCGTAAAGTATGAATATCGGGAAGATGCGCCACAGGATAGCAATTAAAAAGCCAGTTATTGGTGAGGATGTGGGATTTGGCTCCGTTGTTGAATGGAAAGACGTCGGATCCGTATGGGCAGAATTTCTAAAACAGCGTATTACTCCCAGTGCGATTATGGGAGACGGCACGGCTGTCTTGATAACGCAGGGAATAAGAATACGGCCACGAGAAATCGAAAAAGGATGGCATGTTGAAGAAAACGGACGGACGTATAAGGTAATAGACGTAGATCGTTCGGATCCTGCCGTTTACGTATTAACAACAGAGGCGGTAGAAACATGAGCAGGCGCGGAATCGATATCAAGATGTTTTCAGGAGAGGTAGTCAAAAAAGCGGCTAACGACATCAAACGCTACGATAAGGAAACGCAAGGGAAAATCAGGAATGTCATTGCGAAAGGAACGATAGCAGTTATGAAAGCGGCTATTATAAAAGCGCCGATGGGGCCTACCGGAAGCCTGAAAGCAGGAATCCATTCCGAAATGGAACGAGAAAAGCCGCAGGGAATAGTGAAGAGCGACGCCCCGCATTCGCATCTCGTAGAATTCGGGACAGTTGAACGTATAGCATCCAACGATCCGCGCAAAGGCAAAAAAGCAATGCGAATAAATGATAAATTCGTAAGTGGAGTTATTCGCACAGGGAAGATGCCGAAGCGTCCGTTTATGCGGCCGGCAATGATGCAGGAGCGGGGCAAGATTGAAAACGAAATGGAGAAAATATTTCAATGAGACTTATCAGAGACGTACCGTCAACCGTTCTCAGGATGGCGGTTTTTAAATTGCTGAAAGAAGGTCAAACGATACCGATTCACGGCTCAGTTCCTAAAGGTGCAAAACTTCCTTATATCACCTTAGGTGCGGCTACGTTCAAACCACTGTCAAATAAAGATCTGATTATCTGGGACGCATCCTTGAATGTAGAAGTATGGGCAGGAGAGGATGGGAAAAAACAAGTCAATGAAACGCTAAACGATATATGTGCATTGATATCTGCATACGGATGCGATATGGAGCTACCGCAATATCGGATTAATAGTACACAAATTGATCTGGTAGAGGACTTTCCGGAAGTATCCACGGGTTATCACGGCACAGTAACAATATTATTTACTATTCAGAATTTTAACAAGAAAGAGGTATAAAAATGGCTAAATTATCAGCAGAAGAACTTAAAAAACTCCCGGTATATGAGGGGACGTCTATGGCTACGGCGGGGAAAGATACCTTGCTGTATATAGATAAGGCAACAACCACGGGGAAAAAGCCGACATGGGTACTCGTCGGAGGACAGAGAAACTCCCCCGTAGAATACAAAGCAGATTCTATTGATGGATCTCACAAGACTTCCGGCGGATGGGGAGAAACTCTCGCGGGTCCGAAATCTTGGAGTATCAGCTATACAGGCTTGCTTGTAATGGATGACGCGGCACTGTCAATTATGGAATACGCATTCCATCACGACATACCGATTCATGTAAAAATCGCATACCCGGATAAGACATGCCAGACCGGATGGGTTACTATTTCCGATTTTACAAAGGACGTATCCCACGACGGGGTAGCTACCGTTGCTGCCACGTTAAACGGAAAAGGACCGATTTCTGAAATTGCCGCAGATGATGTTACTGGAGGCTAATTATGCGTAAATCGGTAGAAATCAAAATAGGAGAATCAAGGTATCAGCTGCTATACACAGTAAGAAGCCTTGAGAGATTTGAGCAATATCTCGGAACGTCTCTCTTTTCAGTTATAAGTTCCGTGCTTGTTAACGGTGCAGTCGGAATGGTACAGAGTGCTACAATACACTTTATCATTTCCGGCTTGCGGGCCGGACTTTTAAACCAGCCGAAGAATTTCGATGCTTATGATTTCGTGGATATGTACTGTGAAAACGGCGGAAACATCGGAGAACTCGCAAAATACATTGTAGATGCGGTGGTTGAATCCGGACTTTTTACACAGGGGACGCCGAAAAAAGAGGCGCCGATGAAAAAGAAGAATCGCCGATAAAGACATTTGAAGACTGGATGCGGTATGCAGAACCGATAGCATACCGCATCGGTTTCAAACCGCCTGAATTCCCGCGATTAACGCCGCTTGAATTCTATAGATATCTTGAAGCGAGTGACGAACGTCGACGCTTGCAGGATTACCGCGTGGCGTACTTCATTTCATGGCTAATGTCCCCGCAGCTGAAAAAGCCGATAGAACCGCATGAGATTGCGGACCCGTTGTGGATTACGGAAGAAGATAAAGTGAAAAATGCAAAAAAAGAAATGGAATATTTGAAAAAAGTATTCAATTTGGAGGGAGGTGCATAAATGTCTACTATTTCTGATTTACAGCTTAAGATTGGCGCGGATTCGTCAGGACTGCAAAAAGAATTAAACAAAGTACCGGGGGCTGTCAAGACAGCATTTAAGGTGAATCCGGTAAAAGACATGCAGTCTGCACTGGAAGGAACCACGGGAAGTCTTGAAACGCTAATTGGTAAGTTTGGCGGAATGGCGGCATTGGCCGCATCGGGATTCGGATTGACGAATCTGATAAAAGGAGCCGTTGAGGCAGGAAACAGAACATATGAACTCGCGCAACGGCTGCAGATAACAAATGCTGAAGCTGCTAAATTTTCAAGAATACTCAAGTTGACCGGCGGTGACAGCGAACTTGCAGGGAAAGCATTTATGCGCCTCGACTCAACAATCAAAGGTAGCGGAGAGGCGGCAGAAAAAACAAGAGCCGTCTTGAGTGCCGTAGGTGTTACTCTGACAGATCAGAATGGTAAACTGTTGCCGCTTAACGACCAGCTCGCGCAACTGGCGGCAGGTTATCAAAAAGCGTCACAGGCGGGATATGCTCAGGAATTTATCATGAATACACTGGGCGCCCGTGGTCTGACGCTTGTTAAAACCCTGCAAAACTATAATGAAGCATCAGAAAATGCGGCAAAAATCAAGGGCTTAGGACTTGACGCAAAGCAGATGCATGAAATAAGCGTAGAGCTTGATGTAGTGCAGGCACAGCTCGGACAGCTTGCTATTGCAGGTGGGGCTATACTTGCGCCGGTAGCGAAAGAAGTATTGCCGCCGATTTTAGAGGGATTGGCATCAACTGCTAAATATATAGCGGAAAACAAAGAAAATCTGCTGTCGCTGACTAAGACACTGGTAGCTTTTACGGTGGCGTATAAGACACTGCAGGCATTGCAAAAAGCAAGAGCGGCGATGGGATCGCTTGCGTCAATTGGAACTGGAGATGTTTCAGAAGATGCGCTAACTGTACAGCAGGAAAAAAGCATTGCACGCCGGATAAAAAATATTGAAAAAGCGGCAATAGCAGAAGAAAAAGCATATTTGAAGACACTTAGTACAGCACAGATGACAGACGCTGAAAAGGAAGCAAGCTACTCAAAATACTGTGTCATGCGGGAAGCTAAAGCTGCCGAAACCGCAAGGGTGGAAGCCGCCCGCATGACAGCGGCATATCAAGAAATCAATATGCAGGCAAGGCAGTCAGCAGCGGTACAGGCGAGCGCGGCAAATACAGCAGCCGGTGCACATAAAGCCGCAGCAGGGAAGATGGTTGCGGCTAATACAGTAGCCAGTGCGTCGAGCAACATGCTGGCGGCGGAACAGACCGCGGTTACCGTTGCTACACAACAGACCGGAAAAGCCGCTGTAGATACCGGTATCAGAATGAGCACAGCAGCGAGAGGGTCACTCGGTCCGTTGCGTCAGGCGGCAAGTGCGGTATGGGCACTGGCTGGAGGATGGTTGGGTGTGGCTGCTGCTATTGTAGCCGCAACGTATAAGCTGTATGAATTCCATCAGGAAGAAAAAAGAGAAGCCGAAAATGCTCAGTATGTCAATGTAAACGGTAAAGATTACTACTACAGCGAAAAAGACAATACAATGATCCGTGTCAAAGAAAACGGAACACGGATGAATGTTTATAGTCAAAAGGAAAATGATGAAGCCAAAGCGGCATGGGATAGGAAGTATGCTGCTGCTAACGAGAACTCTAAAAAACTACACGAAAAATATGGTGACGGAACGAGCATTGACAAAGGGGCCATAAATTCACAAATTGAGGCGTTAAAAGCCGCTTTTGAGTCGGGAACATCTGCAACAAAAGATAATACAAAGGCGATTAAGGAAGCAAAAACGTATCAAGTAGAAACGCCAATAGGTCAAGAAGTCGTAAATATAGCATCGAGGCATCCTGAAGGGGAACAATGGATGTCACCGCTTGTCGAAGATGCCCGTGTGCAATGCGCCGCTTTTGTCTCTGCACTATATCAAGAGGCAGGCATACAAGGGTTGAACTCAATTAACGGGAATCAGCTTGTAAATCAGTTCGGTACGGCTTATCACACCGCCGGAACAGGATACGTGCCACAAGAAGGCGACATGATAGATTGGAAAGACCATGTCGGAATTTATGCGGGGAACGGTGAGTATATAGCGAGAAACTCGACCGGCGGAGTGCATCGAGGCAGCATGTCGGAAGCAAATCAATGGTTCGGTAATCCGCTCGGTTACGGGTCGATAGGTGAGTACACCGGAGGTAAAACAGTAACGCTTACAACTGATGAAATCGGTAAAAAAGCCAACGAGGCGTTGAGACGGTTAAATCAGGCTAAAGAAGAGGCAATCCGGCTGTTTTCAACGATGCAGGAATCTATAGACAGCGAAACCGAAGGTGCCTACATGTCCGGTATGAACAAACTGGCGGAAGACATCAGACAGAAGCAGGAAGAGATTAACAAGCTATCTAATGCCGGTATTCCTAAAGACGCGGTAGAACAACTGCAAAAACAGCTCAGTACATACGGAACGGTTATGAAGCAGAAGCTGACCGACACGTGGACAGAAAGCTGGAACAAAATCAAGACCGAAACAAAGCAGATAGGTGCAGAGCTCACTGGAGACTTTAAAGCACTTGCCGATGCTGAGTATGAGGCTACAGTTAATGCGCTCAACAAAGAAAGAACGGAACGTTTAAAAGAAGTCTCTAAAAACAAAGAAGATAAAGAAGCGATGGTGGCTGTCGAAGAATGGTATACTGCTAAGACTGCCGAAGCTGCAAAGAAACGTACAGATGCATATAGAGAGTCATTTGAAAAACAGGCAAAATACGCAATAGATAACCATCGTTCAGATCTGCTTAGGGCATTAACGAGCAGCCGTGACGGGCAAGACTATATGAACTGGAAAGGACAGACAGAAGCCCTTGAAACGTATCTGAGTATATGGAAGACGGGGCATGAGTCAATGCAGTCGCAGATTGCAGAACTTGCGGAGAACTCAACTGATAAATTCCAGGAGTTTTTCCAAAACATTTTGACAGGATCAGAAACACTCGGAGACTCGCTGTATAATCTCATAACAGGAATCGGAGAGACAATACTACAGCAGATTACGCAACAATGGGCGGGGCGTCTGACAGAATCTCTATTCGGCGGCAGCCTGCTCGGCGGAAATAATAATGACAGTAACGGCGGAACATACGACAACGGTATGAATACAATGTTTGATGCGTTCAAAAACAATTTAAGCGCGTCTAATGTAGCATTGGGACTTTTCTCCGGCAGCACACAAAAAGGCGGACTGGTGATGGGCGCGTACAATGTCATCCAAAATGCTATTAATACAGGCACAAAGCCGACAGAAGTCGGAGCAACCGTTACTGCTACAGGCGCTTTGGCAGCATTTACTACAGCAGTCGGTGCGGCTACTGTAGCACTGCAGCTTATGTCTGCAAAGTCAGGGTTCGGATTTGGCATGTTTGGATTTGCGACCGGCGGACCTATTAGCGGTCCGGGGACGGCTACATCAGATAGTATTCCGACTTGGTTGTCTAATGGTGAGTACGTTCTCAATGCTGACGCTGTCAGAAAAGTGGGATTGCCGCTGCTTAACGCAATTAATTCGGGGCGCATGCCGCGTTTTGCAAAAGGCGGGGTGGTAAAGACTGCAGACATCCGGAATATAGAGTCAACAACGATCACGAAAGGCGGAAACAGATCAGTACATTTAGACATTAATACTCTTGATGCCGCATCGTTTGCTGATTTCTTGCGTAACGGCGCTGTAGACGAAATTCGGAAAGCATTTTTTGAAGAAGATTTGAATTTTGCAGGAAGTAGCGGGGTGTTCTGATGACACTTAGAAAATTCCCGGAAGATCTTAACGGATTAGCCTGGGAAAGTATAAAATCAATGGACTGGAATACAAAAGTACAAAAATCGGGAAGCGGTAAAGTACGTACACTCACGACACAGCTATTGCCGAACTGGACGATAGAAACGAAATTCCAGATATTGACCGATGAACAATATAGAAAGCTGTTGGGATTTGTAGCGCTGTTAAAAGGCGCACATATCCCTTTTTTATGGCTTGATCCGGAAGACTACGAGGAAAAAGGAATACAGCTGCCGCTGATCACGAACGGAACTTATCAAGCCGTCATGAAAATGGGCGACTATGTAGAGCCGGTCGAATACATCGAAAAAGTAACAGCATATATTGACGGCGTGAAACAAGCAAGCAGTGCATACACAGTTACCGGCGGGACGGTGAAATTCAAAACTGCACCGGCAAGTACGGCAAAAGTTACAGCGGACTATACATACTACTGGAAAGTTATGTTTGCAGACGACGGAATAGATATTGAACGGCAGTATCTTAACATCAACAAGTCTAAAACTTTTAAGCTGGAGGTAGTCCGATGAAAACAGTGAATAAATCTCTGGAGACCTATCTTGAGACAGAAAAGAAGATTACTTCTTGCGATCTATACGATCTTGTCTTAGATAACGGCAATAAGTACTACTATGCCGATACAGATGTGGATATATTGTTTAACGGGCACACATACTTACATAACGCATTGTTGATTAGGCGGCAGCAAGTTAAGATTCATGATCGTGTGGTAGTTGATACAATGACCGTTACAGTTCAGGCGGATAAAAACGACAAACTGGAAGGGCTGCCATTCTTACAAGCGGCGCACAGCGGGGTGCTTGATAGAGCTAAGCTGTATCTTCGGAGATGTTTCTTCCGCGATCAGTCGGTTGTGGGTGCGATTGACCTGTTCGGCGGAAATGTAGAAGTCAAATCAGCAGGCGGTATCAAGATTGAATTATCAGTAAAAGCTGAAACGCAAGGATTGAACATGGAATTTCCGGTTCGCAGGTACTATCCGCAAGGGAGCTACACGACAAACGAAGACGGCGTTATTTACAGTAAAGAAACCGATGCCGCGACGCTGATAGCTCCGTTCGTGCCGCGAAGAGAGGTACTCATATGACAGACGGCGAAAGGATAACAAAAGCAGCTGCAGAATGGCTGGGCACGCCACACATCAACGGCGCTAAAGTAAAAGGCCGCGGAGTAGACTGTGGCATGCTCCTGATTGGCTGCGCAGAAGACGCCGGACTGCTGAAAAAAGACAGTATCCCGATCGAACCATACAGCAACGAATGGCACTTGCATCACAGCGAAGAATGGTTTTTGAGTTATGTACAGAAATATTGCGACGAAGTAGAGACCATGCAGCCCGGAGATTTTCTGCTGTATCAATTCGGACGGTGCATTTCCCACGGCGCTATCTATGTCGGTAAAGGACGGGTTATTCATGCTTACATCGACCGCGGCGTGGTCATGACAGACCTTTCTGATGTGATGTTCTATGACGCGAAGGGCAGGAGCCGCCTGCGCGGCATATACCGATTTAACAAAAAGAAGGTGAGACGATGAGCTTTTTTCGCGGAAGAACAACGACAACACGGGCAAATAAGATAAGTGAATTTACCGTCAATACTGCGGAATACGGCGCTGTCGTACCGGAAATCATCGGCACTGTACGAACTGCGGGAAATGTAATTTACTATGATGATTTCACCGCCCATGAACATCGCGAAACGCATAAAGCCGGAAAAGGCGGCAAATCTAAGCAAGTCAGCATTACCTACACCTACACGGTGGCGGTCATTTTAGGACTTTGCGAGGGTCCTATTTCCGGAATCGGTAAAGTATGGATCGGTAAAAATGTACACAATTACCCGGCAGATGACATTCAGCTGACAATGTTTGATGGGAAAGAAAATCAACAGCCCTGGGCATATACGCAGGGCAAGCACCCGGATAAGGCATTACCGTATTCGGGGCTTGCCTACATGGCAGGAGTCATCGATTTAGGTGATTCGGGATCTATGCCGTCGTACAATTTTGAGGTCAAAGGCAGGCTATTAGAGACAGGAGACGGTATTGACGTCAATCCAGCTGATTATATCAGATATGTCTTAGACAAAATCGGTAAAAAGGACATGCAGATTATCGGGCTGGACAACTACCGGAAGTACTGCAAAGAAGCAGACCTCTTAATTTCCTCACCGCCTGATGAGGACGCGAAAGCCGCCCGGGAAGTTGTAAATGAAATCGCAAAATTGACCAATGCTTATGTGTTCTGGTCAAATGACAAGCTGAAGATCGTACCGCTGGCCGATAGACCGGTCGGCAGCTGGGCACCGGATAAAACAGGCATTATAGACCTAACGGCGGATGATTTCCTGCCGCAGTCCGGCGGAGCTCTTGTAACGTACAAGAGAAAAGACAGCTCTGCAATCTATAACCAGTTCCCAGTCGAGTTTATCAACCGCGCGAACGGCTACGAAAAAGAATCAGTCAGCTATGAATTTACAGAAGATATTAAAAATTACGGTGTAAGAGCCGCCAGCGTGACAAATGCTCACTACATATACACGAAAGAGCGGGCGGTTAAAATCGCTGAACAACTGGCGAGAAATAACAAGTACGGAAGAACGCAGTACACGTTCAAACTTGACTGGAGCTTCTGTCAATTAGAAGTCGGCGATTTAGTTCGCTTGACCGATGAAAATTCAGGGATATTTGAACAGGTAGCAGTGGTCAACGGTATCACAGAAGGTGCCGACGGATGTCTGACGGTAACAGCCATATCAAGAGCGCCGGGAGACTACCCTGCCGCAAAGTACAACGTACATGCTAATGACCGTCCGTACATCGATTACAACAAAACAGCACCGGATACTGTGCCGGCTATCTTTCAGCCGCCCGCGGATCTCACCGCAGATGGGCTGGAGCTGTGGATCGCCGCAAAAGGCAAAGCTGATGGCTGGGGCGGATGTACTGTGTACGTTTCTGACGATAACACAAATTATCGAACAGTCGGGCAAATTGCAGGCTCCGCGCGGTGTGGTAAATTAACACAGCCATTGTCACCGATGCCGAACCATCCGAGCGGCAATCAAGCAATGGTAACCTGTAATGATCAGCTGCTTAGCGGTACGCCGCAGGACGCCGAACGGAAAAACACGCTCTGCTGGATTGACGGTGAGTGCATGAGCTACATTAACGCTAATCTGCAATCGAGCGGCGCATGGTTGCTATCAGGATTGTACCGCGGACAGTGCAATACAGCTGTCAGAATGCACGCTAAAAACACAGACTTTGTTCGGCTTGATAATTCGGTATTCAAAGTACCGTTTACGAAAGACGACATCGGCAAGAAGATTTACCTGAAATTCTGCTCGTATAACATCTTCGGCGCAGGCAATCAGGATCTGTCCGAAGTCAAAGCTTACGAGTACACACTCACGCCGTACTACATCCCGCCTGTTACAAATATCACAGCGCATAACCGTTACAGGCAGCTTGCTGACGGTGTATCTCGATACGACATTGTTGTTAATTGGACACCGCCCACGCTGCAGAGTTACCTGCAGGGCGACGTATGGTATAAGACAAGCAACGCACAGGCAAAAGATCTTGTTATCAAAGAAGGTACGAAGGGCTCTGAACTCGGTTTTGACGGTGATTGGACGTTCGGCGGCAGCGGAAAAGACCAAGTCGTCATTCCGCAGGCCATCGTCGGCGACACCTACTTAATCGCGGTATGCACAAAAGACGAATGGGGCGAAGCAACAAGTCCGGACACCTCACCACAGCTTAAAATTCTTGTCGCTCTCAAAACAGAAATCCCGAACACGCCCGACGGATTCGATATAGATTTCGGTATGGTTTGCACCGCCAGCTGGAAAGAAGTCACGAATACTGACGTTGCGTTTTACGAAATCCGGACGGATGACAGTGCCGGCGCTGAAACATCGGGATTGTTAGTCAGAACGAATAACCTGTCTGCTATACTGCCGCTAACTGAACGAAGCGGAACGCTGTATTTATACGCTAAATCGGCAATCGGCAAATACTCCGCCCCGGCGATACTGCAGTATAACAAGCCGGTACCGAAGAAACCGAATCCGCCCGTACTCACAAGTACAATCGGGGGCTTTGGGCTGACTGCAGAAGCAATCCCCAAAGACTGCGCCGGGATGAACATTTACATCAACGGTACGGACGGGCAGAAGACAATCAAGACCGAAAACAACAGCTGCAGTCACACTTGCGGCGCGGGAATCTATGATGTCTCCATTGCTTATTATGACCTGTTCGGAGAAGGCGAGAAATCCGGAGAAAGCCGCGTTGTCGTCAAAATCTCAATCAGTAAAGACATGCTTGAAGACGAGGCGGTTAGTTTTGCGAAAGTAGACGCGTTAGTTAAGCAGAAACTCAACGACGGCGCTATTGCAAAGCAAGACGTCACAACGATCGTCTCAAATCTCGGCAATCTCATGCTTGCAAAAGCGAATTATAGCGCCATCGCTCAAATGACCGACGCTATTAATTTGCGGGTGCAAAAAGGAGATGTCATCAATCAGATTAACTTGTCACCGACGACAACGACGATAAACGGCAAATATCTACACGTAACCGGACAGACCGTTTTTGACAATAACGTTATTGTATCAAGAATGCTTGCGGCAAAAGCCGTAACGGCTGATAAGTTGGCAGTTATATCGTTATCCGCAATTTGCGCGACAATCGGATTACTAAGAACGAAGACAAGCGGAGCAAGGACGGAAATTAAAGATAATTTGATTGAAATATACGACAATAACAACTTTCGTGTAATAGCGTTGGGGGTGCTTTCATAATGACAGTAGGGCTTAGAATTTATCACCCGCAAAAAGGCATGATTTTAGACATTACAGATTCGCTTACAAGAATACTCGAAAGCTTTACAGCAGATACAGCGACCGGAAGTAAAACAATTGACATCAAGGATAACGATAGACTGTTTGTGTTTTTTGTGCCGGAAACTTCCGAATACACGGCGCCACTACAGATAACAACATCAGGAAATCAAATCAACTGGGTATACCGTGGCGATTTTAATGGGGTACGCAAACAGAGGATCTACTATGGCACTTATTAATCTTTTAGAAATTTACAACGCTGACCGGCACCTTATCATTAACAATAAATATAAAAACTTAAGGTTATTAAGAGTAGATAAGCTGCCGGCACCGTCACAGATATCCGAAGGCGGGGGCAATTGGAAATGGTACGAATACGAGATTGATTTTAATATGCAGTACATTCCGGCGGTTTATTGCGGAAATCCACAATATTACGTTACCGCCGAATTAAACGGCGGGAAAATGACGGTGCAAGTACACGCTCCCATGTCGGTACCGATGACACCGGCGCAGGTACATGACGCAGTAACGCTTTATATATTTACCGAGAAATCCGATCCGGACATATCGGGAGCAGGGCTGTTTATATGGGACTCCGATACGAAGGAATTAGTATTTAATAGTAAAACTCCGTACTTGCGGGTTGTCGGCAGTCACATTAAACCTGAAATATCTACAAATGACACAGCGGGGATTGCTTCTGTTATGCCAGAAACGGCTTTCCCTTGCGGCAAGGTGGCCGCTATCATGTTTTCGATGCACGAATTTCAAAGGAGCACACCGCAAGTAGTAGTTCATGGCTCGCTAAAGCTAAACTGGGTCAATTCAAATAGTATTAAATCACAATGGCTTGCGGATAGTGCGATCGTCAATCCTGGAGGCGATATACACATACCGGGCGGTGTTTTAAGAATCACATGCATTTTATTCGTAAACGTGACAGGTTATTAAAAAGGAGAGAAAAATCATGAAAAGAAACTACATTGTAAACGGTAAAGTGTCGTATCCGCAAAACGACGGAGTTTTAACGACGTTTAGCTTTCACAACCCAGAGACTGGAGAAATGCTGACGATACAGACAAATTCTCAAGAAGAGACTGATGAACTGAACTACGGAGACACGGTCACGCTGGAGATTAAAAAAGCCGAGGTATCCGAATGAAACCTCAAGCTTTTCAGCACCCAGAAATAAGAGATGAGAATGACAATATTATTAAGCCCGGATCATTCGGAAAAAACACGCCGTTTTGCACGAAAGGGAATGACGGTATTTTAGACTACATTGCGAACGACCTTGAGTATCTATATGAAAACGGGGGCAGCGGCGGTAGCGGAGCAGGTCCGAAAGGTGACCCAGGTCCAAAGGGTGACCCGGGTCCTAAGGGTGCCGACGGGAAGAACGGACAAGACGGGGCAGCGGCAACGATAAAAGTCGGAACCGTAACAACAACAGCGCCGGGAACAAATGCTAAGGTCACAAATACCGGAACGGCCAACGCAGCAGTGTTTAATTTTTCAATTCCGAAAGGCGAGAAAGGGGAAAAAGGAAATACGGGGATACAGGGTCCGCCGGGACCTGCCGCAGATCTATCGCAGTATGTGAAGAAGACAGAAATTTTTGACGGAAATATGATTAAATTGCCGAACGGGGCAAAGATAGGAGTAGAATGATGGACAAGCTTAAAATCATCAGACCGAATGGCGAAGAAGAAATCGCAGAATTGACGACTGATAAATCATTAGTCGGAAACAATTACTTGAAACTGGATATCGGCGGCGTGCCGCATTACGCAAAAGTCGGAGATGTCATCGAGACGCACGCGTACACATTTAACGGTGTCGACGGTAAAAAATACTACATCAAGAAAGAAATAGGAAATGTAGAGAATCCTCCATCCGGCGATTCACCGACGCTTAACGTATCTGGCACAGTTACGCTTGCGCAAATGCCGAGTGATATGTATCAGATGTTTGGGGGGACCGATGGCGTTTACGCAATACCGCGAGAAGGGGCGGGGGTAATAACTAACAGTACACCGAAATATTCTGTAATTGAAATTGGTGCTGTAGCAGTTAACGGCGGCGTGTTTATCAACCTTACAGTAGACGGAATTAGTGATTTTTATAATAAACCCGGGATTTATACTACGACGATTATCAAAGTCAAAATAGGGGATATATTATTCGACACAAATCGCGACGGCACAAATAGTATTTCGGGCGGAAGCACGAAGGCTGATTTTGCGAAGTTGAAAGAGAACATCGGGAAACCGCTTAATTTCTCAATCAAATATGAATAATATAGTTAGTTTACTGTTGCGAGGTATATAAAATAATGAGTATGGGGGATATGAGCCCGGAGGCGCTGGAGCGGATTGTGAGAATTGAGACAAAGCTGGATATGCTTGTCGAAATGATTCCGAAGATGCAAGAACTGCAGTTAGCACACGAAAGAGCAGCGCAGAGCGCTAAATCCGCGCATCATCGAATAGACAATATTTACAAAGTGGCGGGGCTTATATCGACCATCGTATCTGTTGTCATCGCATTAATCGGGAAGG